CGATTTCGACAAGGGGATGCTGTCGCAGCGCGGTAGGGAAGTAGACTACAAGACGTACACATCGTATGCGGACTTTGAGATAGACTTTAGACAGATGGAAGGGAATTGTCCGTATGAGACTATCATCTTAGACTCGGTGACGACATTGGAAGAGTATTGTATGGATATGGTGTTGGCTGCGAATAGGAGACAGATGCCAACGATGAATGAGTGGAATGTGTTGATTGCGGACCTGAAGGATTTGTTTATGAGAGCGACGAAGATGAGTAAGCATCTGGTGGTGATAGCTCATGAGCAGATGATACAGGACGAGATTACGGGGGAGGTGATGGTGAGACCACAGATTGTGGGGAAGAAACTACCCGCTCAACTGCCGTTGTGGTTTGATGAGGTGTATAGGGCGCAGGTGTCGAGGAGTAAGGACGGGATACCAATATATAGTCTATTGACGGCTGCGGACTTGAAATACACTGCGAAGTCTAGACTAAATTGTATGCCGTCAGTGGTAGATTGGAGTAAAGAAGGGAAGATGCTGAATGTGTTTGAGCTGATAAGGGAGAGGGTGAGAGCAGATGTCAGAGAGACTAAGTAATTGGTGTCCAGAGTGTAGGGTAGTGTGTGACCAACAGTTCTGTTGGAGATGTGGAAGGAAGAGTATAAGTGGGTTTGTAGAGTGTCCACATTGTGAGGAGAAGGTGACGGTGATAGGACAGTTCTGTGGGAACTGTGGGAAGCCGATACAGGAGGCGATACAGGAACATATTAAGAGGGAGAGGAGGGGAGGACGATTGGAGATGCAGTGTGAGATGACTCTTGAAAAAGAGACGAAGGGAGCTGTCCGATATGAGGAGAAAGGAGAACCTGAGAAACAGATATTCCGGACTCTGTATATTAGGAAGACAGCGTTCCCAAAGGGAGTGACTCCACCGAAGGAGATACAGGTGACGGTGGAGAGTTTGTCGACAGCGAAGGCGGAGAGTGTTTAACCAAACTAACAAGGAGATAGAAAATGCTTATCGATGCACAGTTGAATGATTTCGAAGACTTTGGACCAGTGAAACCTGGCACTTATGAGTTCATAATCAAGGAGCCAGTGGAGGTTATACCAGTGGTGGACGAGCAGACGGATATTGGAGGGAAGTGCTACAACTTCATTATTCGACCGGAGTTAGTGGGAGGGGAACAGGCAGGAAAGAAAGTGAGGAGACAGTTTAGTAATAAGTCGAAAGCGACTCGATACTTCCTTCGCAGTTTCTTGGAGAAAGTGGGAGTCAACATCCAGGAAGGTGGAAGGTTCACATCCGAAGACCTATTAGGGAGGAAGTTCAGGGCGGCAGTAGGGGAGAGGATGGGGACGGGAGACAATGTAGGGAAGAAGTATGCAGATTTAGACACCGAAAGTATTGTTGCACTGTAATTAGTAATTTCAATAATTGAAATTACGACGAGGTCGGAGCCGAATATCGGGTAGATATGGCTAGAAGATTACTTGGAAATTCCATATTGCCAAACTGACTAACGAGTAATCGGGTCGGCTCCGCCTCCTTATTTTATCAACTGTCTAATTGGAGGATAAAATGGATTGTCCAAAATGTAAACACGAATTGGTAGAAAACCAGAGGTGGTGTGATAACTGCGGGCATAAAATAAGTAAAGGTGTAAGGGACGCTAAACAAATAGAGTTACTTTATGAAAACATTAGGTCATACAAGCCAGAAGGCAAAGAAGGTGCTATTGTCCAAATGATGCTTATTATGAGCGCATTATTAACTCTAGATTGGGTTCTAGACAAAACTGATGCTTCTCCTTTAGAGTTTATTAGAGCTGGAGAGAAGAAAGAAAAGGAGATGTGATGGCTAAAGTTAAAGTTGAAGATGTAAAGATTGCTAATGAGAGGTTTAGGGAAGACTACGGCGAAATAGAAGAGTTGGCTGTCTCCATTCAGCGCTATGGACTGTTGCACCCAATCGTCGTTGACGACCAACTGAACTTGATTGCTGGAGAACGTCGATTGAAGGCACATCGACTGCTGGGAATTACAGAGATTGAGGTGAAGCAGTTGAAGGATTTGTCGACGCTAGAGAAGAGACAGATTGAGATAGAGGAGAACTTGAAGAGAAAGGACTTTACTTGGCAAGAGGATGTTAAGGCTAAGAAGGAAATAGACAATATAATGAGGGAGTTGTATGGGTCTGCTATTAAAGGGCACGGAGGGGGGTGGAGTATCAGAGACACAGCTGATAGCACTGGTGATTCTATTGGCACTATTAGCCGTGATATCCACCTTGCGGAGGCAATGGAGGAGTTTCCACAGTTAGCGAAAGAGGCGTCTAAGGATGCGGCGTGGAAACTATATAATAAGATGAAGGAGAGACTATATACGGATGAGTTGGCTGCTCGTGTAAAGATAGAGATAGATACGAAGTGTCTTGTGAATGGGGATAGTAAGGTGGAGATGAAGAGGTTGAAGACAGCGTCGGTTGATTTGGTGTTTACTGACCCACCGTTTGCGATTGCTCTCGATAAAGGATTTAAGAGTGCGGATGCTTGGGCGGGGAAGGTGTATGATGATGAACTACAACACGTGATGGATACTATATCGCTGGTCGTAAAAGAATGCTATCGTGTGCTAAAGGATGACCGTCATATGTATCTGTGGTTTGCTGTCCAACATTATGAGTATGTGTATAAGATGTTGACGGATGTTGGGTTCTTGGTTAATCCTGTGCCGTGTGTGTGGATAAAAACTGGGGGAGGAGGAGCAGGAGGAAGTGAGTACGCGTATGCGTCGAACTATGAATTATTTTTCTTATGTATGAAAGGTCGCAGACCGTTGAATAAGTTGGGACAGAGCAATGTTTGGATAGAACCGAGGGTGGCACCGCAGAGGAAGATACATCCGACGGAGAAGCCGACAGCGTTGATTAGGAAGATTATAGAGCAGAGTTCACAAGCAGGGGAGTTAGTCATTGACCCGTTTGCGGGGTCGTCGAGCACATTGGTGGCGGCGTTTGAGTGTAATAGACAAGCGTTTGGGATAGAGTTGGATAAAGAATACTACTCGCAGGGAGTGTTGAAGATAGAGAAGATGATGAAAGAGGGAGTGGTGAAGGGAGAGGAAGTGTAGATGATAGACAACCGATATGCTGTAGTTAAAGGTTCGTTGAATGATGCAGAAACTGAAGTAAAAACTTTTAAAGTATGGCACCAGACATATAAGTTGGCAAAAGAGGAAGCTGAGAGATTATGTCGTAAGGAAGGGGGACAATTTATTGTAATTAAAGCTGTAAATTGTTGTTATGTAGATAAATTACCCATTTCGTGGAAGGAGAAGGAAGATGGGACAGTGGCTACTTAAACTATTCATAGGACAATACATCCTCATCTCTATAGTTTTTGCTGTACAATGTGATTGGGGGAGAGTGATGTATTTTGTAGGGGCGACAATATTGTCGATGGGAGTGTTGTTTATGAAATAGGAGGAGAGATGACTAAATCTGATTTAGGTAATATAAGGGATGAACTGCTGAAGAATAGATTACAACAAGGGAAAGATTCTGACGAACGTTCTGGCTACATCAATGGTGTGTTAGACTTCTACAATATGTCAAAGGAGAGGTTAAATGAGAACAATAAAGAGGTATGAGTTGAAAGAAGGTGAAAACAGAATAAGTGTCTCGTCTTCTGCTGAACCAATGTCTGCTGGGGCGGTAGGAGATACAATTGTAGTCTGGATGGAAGAGGAAACGGATGATATTGAGAAGGTGGAGAGACCATTCTTGGTGACTAAAGACGATGCTGAAATTGTGGAAGGAATGGTGTTGCAGTGGTTAGGGGTGGCGGTGATGGAGAATGGGGAGGCGTATCATATAAGTGAAATATTATGAGTAGAATAACTGAAAAATTGCTCAATGATTATTGGAAGATAGGTAATATGCGTATGCAATGGGTAATGTATAGACCTCCATTATTTACTGTTATATGGTGGGTGTTGAATTAAGAAGGAGAGTGTATGGTTGAATTTGAGGGACCGAAGGATGCAAAGATATATATATTAGGGGATGGTAGGTATGAGTTGGAGGCAGGAGCTAGACGTCTCTTAAATAGACTGTTGATGGAGTCAGGGATGATAAGTACGGAGTGTAGAATAGGATACCTTATAGATGCTCCTATAATATATAGGAACTTTCGTCATCTATATTATGATAAAGAGTGTTTCCTACCGAAGGAGGAGTTGGAGAAGAATATAGAGTTGGTGACGGATGATATTAGAAGGTGTAATCCTAATGTGGTGGTGGCATTAGGTGGGATAGTGTTGAGGACGTTGACGAAAGAGACGGGGATAACGAATTGGAGGGGGTCGATACTGTTCAACAAGGGGTTGGGATGTAAGATTATACCTACTATCCATCCGAAAGATTTGTTGAAGAGTTGGAATAATATACCTCTGGTAATGTTCGACTTCAAAAGGATTAGAGAGGAGGCGATGTCGCCAGAGTATTCGCTAAGAAATCGTGAGTTCGTTATTAGACCAATATTCGAGACAGTGATATATGAACTGGGTAGATTAAGAACAATTAAGAAGATATCGTTTGATGTGGAGACAGATGAAGATGGACATATAACGGCAATAGCGTTGGCGGAAAGTCCTTGGAGAGCATTATCTATTCCATTCACAAATTCGACAGGTGCACCGTATTGGAGGCTGGAAGAGGAAGTGGCAATATGGAAAGCTGTCAAGGAAGTGATGGAGGATGAGAAGATTGGGAAGATTGCGCAGAATGCACAGTTCGACATCCTAATGTTTCTCACTAATCCATATCATACACAGGTGAAGGGGTTGGTGTTCGACACGATGTGTGGACATCACACAGTGTATCCAGAATTAGCAGCAAGTGAGACATCGTTGACTGGGAAGCATCGCATAGGTGGAGGGAAATCGTTAGGGTTGCTCTGCTCCATCTACACTCGCCAGCCATATTATAAACATTGGGGAAAGAGTGGAACGGATGAGGTGTTTTGGAAGTATAATTGTATGGATGCTTGTGTGACGTATGAATGTGCAGATGTGATAGAAAAGGAAATGAAAGAATTTGGAGTGTATGATTTCTATTATAGGTTGGTGCATCCACTGATACCGATATTGATGGAGATGCAGATGAGAGGGGTTAAGTTAGACCAGTCTGTGAGACTGAAGGCACTGGCTGAATATGAGGGGGAGACGAGAGAGTTGGAGGCTAAGTTGGAGGCTGCGGTTGGACGAGTGGTGAATGTGATGTCGCCTAAACAGTTGAAAGAGTTGCTGTATGATGAACTCAATCTCCCACCACAGTATAAGAAAGGGACGACAGCGCTGACGACGGATGAGGAGGCACTGGAGACGTTGTCGAACAAATTCAATTCGCCTATATTCGACCTCATCTTGACTATAAGAGGTAATCGCAAACTAATCGGCACATATCTTAATGAAGACGGAGGTGAAGATGGACGTATCAGATGTTCGTATGTCATTGGAGGAACTGAAACTGGCAGACTTTCTAGCAGGCAATCTGTTTTTGGAAGCGGAACGAATCTTCAGAACATTCCTAAAGGGGTATGCAGGAGGATGTTTATCGCTGACAAAGGGAAAGTATTCATTGAAGCTGACCTTTCACAAGCAGAAGCCCGTGTCGTTGCATATCTATCTGAAGAAGATAGACTAATCGACCTATTTGACAAGGGAGTCGATATACATAAGCACGTGGCGTCGTGGATATTTAACAAACCAGTCGAACAGGTGACAACTGGAGATAAGGAGTCAGAGAGGGAGATAGCGAAACATCTTATTCACGCGTCGAATTATGGAATTGGACCGAGGACGTTCTCGAAAGTGGCGAGCATTAGTGAGAGTCAGTCGAAGCTATTATTGCAGAAGTATTTTGATACGTTTCCAAAAATAAAAGCGTGGCATATCCAAATTCAGCAGAGGTTGGGGAAGAGTCGGACGATGGTCACGCCTATGGGAAGAAAAAGAACATTTTTTGGTCTGTGGGGAGACAATCTATTCAGAGAAGGCTATGCATTCATACCACAGTCGACAGTTGCTGACGTCCTTAACTTAGCTCTCATTCGATTTGTTAATTTGGCAGATTCACATAAAGAAGGGTATGAACCAATGTTGCAGATACACGATGCTTTTGTCGTCCAATGTGATGAAGATAGAGTGGGAGATTGTGTGGCTACATTAAAAGAGGCATTCGCTATTCCTATCTACATCAATGGTCGGACGTTTACGATACCAGTGGAGATGAAGATGGGGAGGAATTGGGATGAAATGCAGAAGATTACCACCGATAAGTAGAGAGCCTTGTATGTGGTGGAGGGGAATAAAGGTTGTAGAAGATGAGGATGCTAAAGGAGTTATTGGTTATGGGTGTAATAGTAAATTACTCAGTTCACTTAATCAAAAGGTGGAAGAGGCAGAAGTTTGTATGAGACATAAACTTGATTATGCATTGTGTAAACAAAAGTATAGATTGTATAGACGTGGAAAAAGTAGGTGTAAATTATGTGGAGTTAAGTTAGTATAAAATGAAGGAGATGATGTGGCTAATGGACACAATGGAAAGAATGGTCGTCTCCTGGATGATTGGCTGTCGACATATGCGGATTACACTGAAGAACAAGAGTCCCCATCTCTCTTCCACTTTTGGGTCGGGACTTCTGTCATAGCCACCACCCTCGAGAGACGATGCTGGATACATCGAGGTTACTACACTCTCTATCCCAACCTCTATGTCGTGTTGATTGGAGCGAGTGCTCGAGTCCGCAAGACATCAGCCATTAACATTGGGTTTGATGTGTATAGAGAAGCCATTCCTGCTGGAGTGATGGTTAGTCAGAAGACGACACCAGAAGCTCTCATCAGTATATTTGTTGAAGGATATAAAGAGAGAGGAGAAAGTGGAGGGGTCATCGTATCCGATGAACTTGGAGTCTTCCTTGGAGGACAGTCGAAGAATATGGACTTGATGCAGCTGTTGACAAAGTGGTATGACTGTCCGAAACATTTCGAATATCATACGATGATGAGAGGGAAGGAGACGATGGATTTGGTGTATTGTAATATGATAGCGGGGACGACACCGCAATGGTTGAAGGATAGTATGCCACCACATGCGGTAGGGGGAGGATTTACGTCTCGTATCATTTTCGTGTATCAAGACAAGCCAGAGAAGTTGGTCGCGTTTCCTGAGATGACACCACAGATGGAGACGTTGAAGAATAAATTGGTGCACGATTTGAAGGTTATTGCGCAGTTGAAGGGACAGTTTAAGTTGACGGAGAAGGCGAAGGAGTGGTTTGAGGACTGGTACACTCAAGTGTTCAAGCCGGAGACGACACCATATGCATCGTTGGATGGATACTTTGGGAGGAAACACGATACATTGTTGAAGGTGGCGATGTGTCTGTCGGTGTCGAAGTCGTCGAGTCTGGTGGTGGATGAGATTGAGTTGAAGATGGCACTTCGTGCGTTGAATAAGAATGAGGAACATCTTCCGGACACTCTTCGATTGATACAGATGACGGAGGTGGGGGAGATGATGGAGAAGGTGTATAGAACGATATGTAGGAAGGAGGAGATTGAGTTTGTTCAACTAAGTAGACAAGTATCTTACTGTATGAATACTAAAATGTTAGAAGAGGTGTTGACAGATTTGGTGTCGGAAGATAGGGTGGTACAGTATGTGAAGAGTGGGAAGAGGTGGTTTAAGATGAAGGGAGGAGGATAAGTAATGAACAAAACAGAAAGAATAATCATAGATGCCGAACCGCAAGATATCATTTCAGCTCTTATCAGAAATAATGATATACCTGAAGGTTTTGAAGTCAAAGAGTTTACATATACTTTATCCAAGATTACTGACAAAGATTTACTTTCTCATATGGATATGAAAGAATACAAAGTTACACATTGTAGGATTGTATTGGAAAAGAAAGGAGGGAGTTAGATGTTGTATGGAAGTTGCAGAGAGTGTAAACACTTCAGCGATTGTTATCCAGAAGGACAGTATATTGAGGTTCAGTTGGATGGGCAGATTAAGAGAGACCTCTGTGTGAACAACGATAAGGTGAATTGGGAGCAGAAGTCGTAATTTCAATTATTGAAATTACTAGATTTAGTGAAAGGAGAGCAAAAATGGAAGGCGAAAGAAACAGAAAAATATGTCCACACTGTAAGCACAACCTATTTCCAGAGGACGTAACTTTAGAGACTGAATGTAAATTTGACAACGACACTAATAGTAAGGAGTGGTGTGATGAATATGAAAAGAGAGGGAATAAATGATGACACTAATACTGTATGATGATTGGTTAACAAAAGCGAATGAGAAGATTAACGTCGATGGAAAGATGGTGCCGAGAATGTCGAGAACACAGATTAAGGAATTGTTGAGGTTGTGTGTAACTGCAGATAAAGCGGAGTTTTTGTCGAACGGAACACTATATCAGTTCAACTAACTTGCGCTCTTCTGATTGATAGCGAGTGGTGGGGTCGACTCTATACTGGACATTGTCAATGTCTAGATTGGAGATGGTCTTCATCACTCGTTTCTTTGCCTCCCCCACATCTCTTCCTCTAGCACTCACCATCATCAAGCGTCCATTCGAGCCTGCCCTTTCGTAACCTGCCCCATTTTTACAGATGTCCATAAAATAGATGTGTCGAAGATTGGACGGACTCACACCTTTCACTGCGGTCTCTTGATGGGATGTTGCGGAAGATGGGAAGGGAGGGATGGAGAGGAGAAGGGAAAGAGCGTAGTCCGTCGTCATCTCACCTGTCGACTTTCGTCCAGTAGATACAGCCAACAACAAATCAGTGACCGACCCTTTATACAACTCCAATAAAGATGACAGGTATAGAGTTGAGGTTGTAAAAGACACACCGTATACTTTACTTTTTGTCACCACACACTCCAACGAAATCAATCCTCGATATTTGGATTTCTTCAATAGTCGCTCCATCTTCCCCACACCCTCCACTATCAATCGATGAGAGGATGGGAGGGAGGTGATGATGTTGCTAGCACTGTCTACTCTGCATCCGAGAGAGCCGGTGAGGAAGCGGTCTTCGTTCCAGACTATGAATGGAAACAGAGACTGAAGACCATTCCACCACACTCCCACCTCCACCTTCACTCCCTCTTCTCCCTTCCATTGGTCGAGACTGACGCGTCGAAGAATGTCCTTGACATAGAAGGGGTCGGTGGAGAGGGTGTCGGTCCAGTGGGAACTACCGAACACAGGTAGATTTTGTTCTCGAATGTAGTCTGCGACCTTTCCTAGACCATATCCATCGATGATGACTAAATCTGGAGATATTTCGGTCAGAAGTTGGTTGGTATTGGAGGCAATGCAGTCTCCACCGCGGTTGGTAAGATGTTTGGAGAAGGAGGGTTTATCGACTAGACCATTACCGATGAAGGATGAGGACTCGTCCTCGACATAGAAAGAGATAGAGTAACCTTCAGAGAGACAGCGAAGAGCGAGACCTAAACTGTCACCTAATTGACTAATAAATAGAAGTGTCATTTAATCCCTCTCATATCATCTATTACTTCTTTCATTGTCTTCTTAATCATCTGGAATGCTTCTTCTCTCCCATTCCTCTTCGCTTGCGATGCACTAATCTGCAACTCTCTCAGTTGACCAACTATTCTCGAGATTGCTCGTCTTCGGAGGTCTTCCAAGTTAGTCTTGTAGACTGTAGACAAGGTGGAAGTAACCGCCCATTCAGCAGCAGTCAGTGGTATCTTGTTCTTCCTCTTTGTCACCACTTTGTCGAGTTCTCGAGTGATACGGGCGGAGGGGGCGACAGTCGATAATAGATGACGGATACGGACGGGAACTTCTACGCCAAGGAAGGGTTGGGTTTCACTTAGACTCGACTGTATTTGTCTACCAGAATAGATGTCTTTATTGAACAATTGTTCTATAGGCTCTTTGATGAATGGAGAAAATAGTCCCCATACTGTCTTTGCCATATCTTCTGGAGTTCCCATTTTAGATAAATCTGCAGCTGGAAGGAGACCTTCTAAGGGAACATAGGTAACAGTGTCAATTGTTCTCTGTAACTCTATAGGCAAGTTATTGTATAGATTAGGATTAGTATATTTAAGACGAAGTAAATCGAGAGGTTCACGATTACGGATGGGGACGGCGATGGGTGCGAACTTCTCTGGTGTCTTCCATAACGACTCTAGTTGGAGAGGAATGTTCTTGCGTGTCCAAGTGTAGAAAGGCATTATTCGTTTCATCGCATTTCGTTCGAAGTGTGTTAAGTCTGCATAATCAAACAAGTACTTCTTCACAGACAGTGCAGCTTCTTCTACCGACTTTCCTCTCCCCACTGTTCTATCTAAGAAATGGGCGAGACGAGCATTGTTCTCAATTGTGCGTCCCACTTTCATTCCTCTTCCACTTATTCCACCCTTCCCCAATGCCTGACGAATAGAGAGGTCGATATCGGCTGCATACCACCCACTCTCCAATACCCCCAACTTTTCTGCCGACAATATCATCTTCTCTGCATCATCCAAACCTATCCCTAATGTGCGCAACTTCTTCCTAGCGAGGTCTCCAGCGAATGGAACGTGACGATACTTTCTATATGACTGCAACGCTTGTGCCTTTATATAATATTGGGGGTCGACGTCGGCGAGATAGTTGTTCCATACATTACCCACCATATTTCGGAGATGATATTTGGGGAAGACTGCGAGTTGCCATCGTTTCCACACATTCTGAACTTGGTCGAAGTGTTTAGCGAACTTGCCCCAGATGTCGGGTCGATAGACGGGGTTCATATAATACTCTGTCGCTCGTCCAATCTCTGACGCTACCTCTTCAGGGAAGACTTTTCCAGCCAGACTTGGATTAAGTTTAATAACGTGTTCTGGTAATTGAATGTAGTTGGACGGTGCATCTTTAGCAGCTACTCCAAATGTCTTCCCTACATCATCTAAGAAACCAGCAGATGTGACCGCTTTCGCTCCTCTCGTTCCTCTCACTGCCATTGCATAGGATGGGTCGGTCATAAAGAACTGTTGGATTGTCTTCCCTTCCAATGATGTGAGACCAAAGGAATTGACGAAACTGTTGAACTCTTCGATAGTGAAGTCAGATGTTCGACGTTTAAGGGCGTTCATCATCTCTGGCGTCCACAACTTCGTTCGTCCAATCTTCATCGACAACAGTAACTGTCTGGCTTCATCTGTTGTTATTCGTGGAAAGTAACCAAACTCTCTCTTCGCCCTCTCTATGGTCAGTGTCTTCAATAACTTTCTAGACTCTCCAATAGGGATACCTATTTGAGTCATTGGTAACTTTCCAGCTTTCTCTTCCGCAGCCATAATCTGTTTAGCCAATGATGTGCCTTTCGCTCCTAAATTGACTTCAATGTCTGCGGATAGAAGTTTGGAGATGTCATCGATATGTTTCATATAGAGACTGCCTTTGGCTAGTTCGGGAATGTCTTGGAGACGGTCAGCCATTTCGCTGTGGAGATACCAGTATTGGTTCTCGAGTTTGGAGAGTTGTTTGTCTATGTCGATGATAGGTCTAGCTGCTTGCTCTTGTAAGTTTCTTAAGTTTTGTTCTAAAAGAGTCCTTCTATTTAATAAACCTTGTAGTGACTTATTAGGTATCCTCGCACCTTTTACACCTTCTAGTCCGCCTGCCTCTGCTAATTGTAACTTATCAACCAATGTATTGACTTTAGTTATTTCTTGTTCTACAGATATTGCTTGTGTTCCCCCTTTCGCCACCTTCAACTTCAACTTTTCCAATGTCCTCATCTGTCTATCAACATCATCTATAAGTCCATTTAATCGTTTGACATTATCTAGGTTAGAACGATACGCAGCATCTTCTATCTTCTCCTTTACTCCAGTCAACTTAGCTGTCTGCTCTGCCAACTTAGCATCACCATACACGTCTAGTTCTCGAACAAGTTTAGCTCTAGTCCTTGCCAATTCTGTCCCATACTGTGTCCTAATCACTTCCAAGTTCTTCCTCAACTTTGCCGTCTTCGCATCTCTTACACTAGATAGAGGAGAGATTGGTACTCCCCTCTTCATCTCATCGACAATCATATTCGAGAGATGGGACTGGAGAGTGTTAGCTAGCACACGTTCTTCCGGGATAATGTTGGGGACGACTTTAGCGAGTTCTTCTGGATAGTTCTGCAACTCCACAATGTTCGCTATCCTCTGTCCCACCAATTTCGGAGTCGTCGATGATTTGCGGGCAATAGAACGAACAGCGAGACGAGTCTGTGCAGCATACTGTATCTCCTTCCCTTTTAACCAATGTCGTTCAGACAGCCACTTATCTATCATCTCATTCAACTTCGGTATAGGAGACTTAGTCGATATCAACTCTCTTATCGGTTCCACAACTTCCCCTATCTTTGTGACACCTGCCCGAATAGCTGGAACCTTCATACCTACTTTACCAACCGCACCTGCCACCTTCCCTATTCCTTTCGTTATAACTGAGTATCCACCATACATCAATGGGTCAGTCGCAATCTCACCAGCCAAACCTAACCCTGGAAATCTCATTGTTATACCTTCATTTTCTAATAGGTTCTCGAACCTCTTCCTCTCCCTCCCAGTTAGACCACGCCAGAAGGCTTGGACTATGGCTGGAGCAGAACCTGCCCTTTCAGAGGGACGTTGTGTGAGTTCGTCTGGGGGAGTGAGACCTTTAGCTGCATATTCTGGATACTGTGCAGCTATTTCTTGGGGAGACATTTCTTTGGGAGTCTGCTTCTGAAATTCGGAGATAGCTGCTTTGACAGCATATCCTGGTCTACCAGCAACATCGAGGAATTTCATCAATGGTGACATCTTCCCAAACTTCTGTCTCTCTGGTTCTGCACCTAACTCTTCCGAGGTTGCCTCTGGTATAGTCTCTCTTCTTGAAGAGGGTTGGTCGAGAACTAGATGAGGACCTGCTTTTTCATTGGCAAGTTCATCCAATACCAGATGCGGTTTCTTCTCTTCGATAATAGGTTCATCAAGAACTAGTCTAGGCATATTACTCCTCTACTCTATACACCTTCCCACCTCTCCTCACCTTCCACTTCCCACCTTCGAGGTAGGCGTCAGGATACTCTTTATATGGAGATGTCTGTCTCCCTTTCTTTGTTGGCGCAACTGTAGGCGCAATGTCATATCTAGCTAACTCTGCAGTGAACAGAGAGGGGTCGAGACCTTTGAGGGAGATGTAGTCGAGAGCGTCCTGTTTCGTTTTGATGTCTTTAGGCAATGGTTCTCCTACCATCTGCGACAGTGTTCCTCTCCCTTGGGTGAGGGCTGCCCGAACTGCTGCTACTTCCTGTTCTTGTCCCCAACTAGGCTTCGTCTTATCCGATAAGGTAGCGCCAGATAAATGTGGTAGACCAAGACTATCCTCTAATGTTGTCCACTCCACTGACCCTGTCAATTCTGCCTGTTTATCAGGTGGGACGTTAGGGAGTAGCTTAACCATAGAGTCGTATGCATCTTTCCTTTTGTCATAGTCGAGTTTAGCATAATCGTGTTCTATCTGTTGCTTCTTCAACTCCATCTCCGACGCAGCAGTTTGTTGACTAAGTTGTTCCCTTCTTCTCTGCTCTTTCGTTCCCATATATGATTGTATTCCTGACGAAACTCCCTGCCCTAATGCTTTCGCCAGATATCCACCACCTGTTTCCTTCTCTATGTCTCCTAACCATTGTAACTGTGGCATCTCTTTTACCTCCCTATGTCGTAATTTCAATTATTGAAATTACTAGTTTCACTATCTAACCACCTGTCTTAGAAGTACTTGCCGTACTAGTACCTGCTGCTTTAGTACCTAAATACGTCCCTACCCCTGCTCCTACTCCTGGTGCTACCGCTCCCAGAAATTGTAGAAATGGAGATGGCGTATAAGGTTGATTATAAGCTGCTTGTGTCTGTATCCCCAAATACCCCAACATTTTATCTATTAGAGGTGACATCTCTGGTGTCGTCCTTATAAATTCTTGCAGTTTTGCTGTCAACTCCGCCTGCTCAATCATCCTCGGCAACTGTCCATATTGGAAGGCTGCCTCCATCTGTGGCACTCCCCCTTCTATCCCAGCCATCTGTCCAAGGTAAGGTATTAGTCCAGCTGCTCTACCTCTTGCCCCTTCTATGGTCTGTCCTATTCTACCCAACTGACCTTCACCAAATCTGCTAATGATATCTCCGATGCCACGTTCAGTGCCAGTTGACCGAAGAGTCCCACCTGGAACCATCGACTCCTTGAAAGTCGGTATCGTTGTCTCCTTCAGATAGCGCTGTTCCTGTGGAGCTGTGTATTTCATATACTCTGCAGCTATCTGGTTAGGGTCGACATTCATCATCTGATTGTATGCTCCTAATCCAGTTTGTGCAGTCTGTCCTATCCCTCCACCTACATATTGATTGAGGAGGTTCATTCCTTGCTGTTCTGTCCCTGACATTGGAGCTACTTGTTGACCAGTGTAGGGAGTCGCTCCCTTCCCCATCATAGACATCAAATATTCCCCTAATCCTTTTATTAACTGTTCTTGTTCTGGAGATAAAGTAGATATCTTCTGTATTCCACCCTCTTCATCTTTAAAGAGGTCTTCAGTAAACTTGTTTCCCCAAATGTAGTCTGAGCCAAAACTCATAAGTACCTCCTATCCATTATGTGTTATCGCTTCTTCCAATCTCATACCATTTATTATCCGCTTTACACACTAATGTCAGTGTATCTGTCGCTGCCATCGTAAAGTTCGCCGACCCATTAAGAAATATATTAGTCCCATCTGTTATAGTCAATGCGTGTGCAGCCATAACAGTTATAATCTGCCCCTCTATACCATCATCGAAATCTGTCACCGTAGTCGTTCCACCAGTCAAGAAAAATCGTCCACCTTCAACGGAGGGAGTCGCATCATTGATGAGGGTGTGGATAGACCAAGAGATAGGTTCGGACACTCTATTGAATAGTCGCTTAAACATTTCGTCCAGTTGAACAGTAAGTTTGTTCAAATAGTCTTCAAGTTCCACATCTTTCTTGCTCTGCTCAGTTTCGGTGAACTGAAACCTGGACGGAAGGTCGATATTGAATTGTTCACTCATTATGCCACCCCCCTATCACTTGCACCCACGTATCCAACCTCTACTTGTCTAAGTTCAAATGTTTCGCTCGATGTGTCGTTCTCAAACCTAAATCTTATCTGTGGTGCATTCACATTCAAATCATATCTATACACTTTCCACTCATCTGTCAATGTGAAATCTACACCTACCGACCAACTCTCTCCTAAGTCTGTTGAATAATATACCGTAATAGTGTCGCCTGTCGCCTCAAATCCCAACGACATCCAATTAGTCGTTTGTCGACGGTATCCCTCACCGACTACAAAGTCCTTCGTATCCCACCACGAGTCTATGGCGACACCAGCTAAGTTCAACACTGTCTCGTTATCTTGATATAATATACCATTGGCATCTCCATATATATTCAAAGGTGAGAGTTCTTCGAGGGAGACATCGTTCCACCTAATCGTCAACTCATCCCAAGTCGTTGTCGCTGTCCCTATTGTGTCCCAAGTGTCTGCCCCTGTTATCCTCTTATATGCACCGAACGCTGTATACGAACGGCTGCCTCTCGACCAACTTCCATTCGATAGACTGTAGGTGAAGTAACAGTTGGGGGTGGTCGAACCTATCAGTGGAAAGTAGATACGAACTTCATACTGTTCATCGAGATAGACCACGAATGAACGATGGATGTAGGTGGGGTTGATGAGGTCGAAGAGTTCGCGACTAACTTTATCTCCTATCGATTGGACATCAGTGCCACCTTTATAGATATAGACGTCGTCCCACCCTAAGAAGATATGTCTGTCTCCAAGATTAGCCACACCTCTCTCGGACGGTGTCCCTACTCCAGCCACTCTTACATAGAAAGCGTAGGGGTCGTCTGGCGTCTTTCCCGTATATTCTTGCATCGCTATCGTCTTCTTCCCATACACTACCACATAATTGCCCAGTTTGTGTGCTGTCTGAATGACGTCTTCGCCGAAGATGGAGTCGAGGTCAGTATCACCTGACCCTGGGTCTGTCCAATCTGTAACTGCAGGAGGAACAGAGACTCCACCTGTCACTGTCCACGCCACTCTCCTTGGGAGGTCAGGTAAATGATACAGATTGAGACGTTCTCCTATCATCTGCATAGACTTACACGCTAATGTTGAACCACCAGTCAATTCTGCCACCGTCGCAGTCGCCATATCCCAATATAGCAGAGGCACAATGCCATTGCTGAAGATATAGTAGTCGTTGACGACAGCTGCGACGAAATTGTTATCCTCGTCTCCAGTCAACTCTGTAGTTACCATAACATCATCGATGTTGACGACTTGTGCACCATTATCTACATTCACATATAACGCCACAGACTCGACAGTCGTCAAATCAGCTGGAGTGGTTATAGCAATACTCACCTCTTTCCACACTCCCGCTACCAGAGCGGGGATGACGAAACGACCACTTACACTTCCACCTACGGGAGTGCCTCCCTCTGTAGTGTCTCCCAAAACGAGATGGAGGTCACCTGAAACTGTATCTATATCTGACTTAATGTAGAAGTGGAGGTGTGTTTGAGCTGTGAAATTATCGGAAGTGAAGTTTTCGTAGGCAGCTACAGCACCGTCTCCAAAAGCTGCAGCTATCATCAACTTAACACTCCCCGCTCCTTTACGGTATGGATATCCTGTCGTCCACGACCCTGTAGATGTTGCTCCCCAAGCATGCGTTATATAGAAAGTATTCGCATTCACAACCGTTACAATATACGTCCCATCATAGGTGGTGGAGTCTGTAATAGTAATGGAATGTCCTGTCGATAGACCGTGAGTTGCATCCGTCACTAACACTGTCCCAGCCACAGTCCCACCATAGTTTGCGATAGATGCGATAGTTCCCGTAATATGTGCATCTAAGATGGTTGTAACATTAGCATTTACCGACCAGACATCTTCACAATTCTCTACCACTTCTCCTTCTGTAATACACTCCATCACATCGGATACGATATTATATACATAAACATTGGTAGTTGTGTGCACAAGAAACTTCTCGTTCTCTTCATTATCGACGTATTGTTTCGCCAGCATCACCGTCCCATCTAACGGTGTATCGTCTGTCTGTGCAAAGTATTCCGTCCCATATGCTTTAGCCACCACCTTATCGCGGAATGTGACCTCTTCGCAAGCGGGAGTGTATGTCTCCGCTATCAT